ACGCCGAGCCGCTGCTGAAGATCATCACCACCGCCCTGGGGTCCGGCTACCTGCGCCCGCTGCTCTCCGTGGACGCCGACTATGAGGGGGAGCGGCTCTCCGCGTACTCCATCGCGGCGGACACCTCCGAGATGCGGCTGCGCCCGAACCGGTCCAAGGAGGCCATCGAGCTGCACGCGCTCGGGGTCCTCTCGGATGAGGCACTGCTGCGCGAGTGCGGGTTCGACCCCGATGACCTGCCCACCACCGAGGGACTCGCCGCCTGGCTGACCCGCAAGGTCGCGCTCGGCGTCACCACCCCCGAAATTGTCGAGGCGGCGCTGCGCGAACTCGGCGTGAACCTCACCGTCATCCACGACACCGAGGCACCGGAGACCATCCGCGACACCATCCACGACGACCCGCTCGCCCCGGCAGGCACCCCGGGCGCCCCGGCGCCGTCCCTGAAGGACCTGCCCACCCACAACATCCCTTCCGAGCAGGTCTCCCAGACCCGGGGGCAGGCCCGGGCCGAGGGCCGGGTGCCCTCCTCCGACGTTGCCCGGAAAGCGTCCCTGCTGGCGGCCTCCGAGCAGCTGGTGTTCCGGGCGCTGGAGCGGGCCGGGAATCGGCTCAAAAACAAGATGGGCGGGCTGAAGGTCAACTGCTCCGCCGCGGAACTGTACACCTTCGCCACCAACTCCGATCCGGAGGAGCTACTCATCGATGCATGGTCCGGAGTGCCCCTGGTCGCCAAGCGTGCGGGCATCCCCTCCGAGCAGCTGGAGCTGGCTCTTGCCGCATATACGGGAGACCTGATCGAGAACCAGCGTCCGCACACCTATGAGGAGATGGACCGCTACCTCTCCATCCGCATCGACATGGAGGCTGCAGCATGATCCGCACCGAGAGCTTCGCTGTTTCACGTGAAACATTCGCCGCCGAGCAGCAGGTCCTCACCGACGCTGCGGCGGACCTGCACCCGCATGTGGCCGACGCGCTGGGCAGGATCGGGCTGCCGTCCTGGGAGATGCCGGTCGTGGCTGCCGCGCTGGAGATCTTTGACACCACCGCACGGGCCCAGGTCGATGCCTGGGGCCCGGTGCTGGATGACCTGCAGGAAGCCTTCGCCGTAGAGCTGGGCAGGGCCCTGGCCGGGACATCCTGGGCCAGCGCGCAGGCCGTGGAACTCTCGCGTCGGATCGGCCAGGCCGCCTACAATGCAGGGATCGAGGCAGCCGCCACCTCCGACCCTGACACGGAGGTCGGACTGGAGTGGATCGGCACCTGCACTGCCCACAGCTCCCTCTCGGGCCAGCGGGTCCGGACCGGGCATGAGTTTGCCGCCGGTGGTGTGCGGACGCTGTACCCCGGACAGGCGCTGGCGGCGGCGGACCGGAATGACTGCAGCTGCGTGGTCCGCCCGGTAATGCTCACCGACCACAGCGCCGGTACGGCGGAGTTCGGCACCCACTGGAACCCGCACCTGTCCGAACAGTACAAGGCGAACATCCTCCGCCACTATCCCGAGGCCACCCATCCGGCCCTGTACACCCTGACTGCCGCCGCGGACCCGGAGGACGGGGACGTTTCCACCACCTGCGTCATTGTCGCGCTGCCTGCGGCGTCCGACCCCGTCACCGCCGCGTCCTCCGAACCGGACGGCGCCCACTGCACCCTGCTGTTCCTGGGCGACACCGCGGCGCTGGACCGTGACGCGCTCGCGACCGCCCTGCAGGGGTGGGTGCAGCGCGAGCAGCCGGGCACCGTCACGGACGCAGTCAACGGCACCGCCGTCCTGGGCCAGTACCAGGCGGATGTGGTGCTGCTGGACGCTGCGTTCCTGAAGGAACTCCGCGGCAGCATCCTGGGCCAGGACTACATCGCCGAAGCCCATGAGTCCGTGCAGCAGTTCCCGACGTGGCTGCCGCATGTCACCCTCGGCTACCCGGACACCCCCCGCGCCGGGGATTTTACCGGGAACGCCATCACCTTTGACCGGATCGCCCTGTGGTTCGGCGAGGACCGTTCCGCCGTCTTCCCCCTAGGAGAAACCATGCCCGCGAAAGAGCCCGCCGAGTCTGTTACAGCAGCCGTGGAGGATGCGGCGCCCGTACCCGCCCTCGAGTCCCCTGCCGCGGATCCGGTCAGCGGTGACACGCTCCGCCCCTGGCACGGTGTCCTGGCTCCCGAAGGGGACCCGTCCGGGGACAACCGCCAGTTCGCCGAACGCGCGCTGACCACCCGGGACCTGCCGCTGCCGCTCAAGGCCATGTTCACCGACAATGAGGGCCATAAGGGCTCCATGGTGGTGGGCCGGATCGACGCGGTCAGCCGCGAGAACGGACTGATCAAGGCCAGCGGTGTCTGGGATGACTCCCCGGATGCGGACCGGGCCAAGGGCATGGTGGACCGGAAGATGTGGCGCGGAGTCTCCGTGGACCTGGACGCAGCCGAAGGCGCCATGGTCGAGGCGTCCGAGGAGGGCGGCACCGACAGCGTCGAGTTCACCAAGGGCAGGATCTCCGCCGCGACCCTGTGCGCGATCCCCGCGTTCGCCGAAGCCTTTGTCCGGTCCGGGACCTGGGAGGATTTCGCCAACGAGCCATACCCGACCGGGGCGATGGTGGAGATCCCCGACGGAGCGACGCCGTCGTTCTCCCTGGTCGCCTCCGCAGCACCGGCGATCAGCGCCGACTACTTCCGCAACCCGATGCTGACCGAGCCGACGGCCGTGACGCGAGGCGAGGACGGGCTGATCTTCGGACACCTTGGGATCTGGGAGGCCTGCCACATCGCCTACGAGGTCTGCACCACCGTGCCGCCCTCCACCATGGACTACGCCTACTTCCTCACCGGTCAGGTCTTTACCGACGCCGGTCCCGTCGCGGTCGGCCAGCTGACCGTGGGCGGTGGCCACGCTGCCGGCGCGCTCGGTGTCCGTGCCGCGATGGCCCACTATGACAATGTGTCCACCGCCGTTGCGGACATCACGGTGGGTGAGGACGAGCACGGCGTGTGGTTCTCCGGCCGCATCCGGCCCTGGGCGACCGAGAAGCAGATCCATGAGCTGTTCGCCGCCGGACCCTCCGGGGACTGGCGCGGAGTCCGGTTCCGCGGACAGGATTCGATGGAGCTGGTTGCAGCGCACGCGGTGAACGTGCCGGGATTCCCGATCCCGCGGACCCGGTTCGCCACGGAGGGCACCCGGCAGATCTCCCTGGTGGCTGCCGGAATGCCCCAGCGGAAGCCGGAGGCGCTGGACCCGAAGTTCAAAGCGCAGATGGGCGCCTACCTGGCACAGCAGAAGCGCACCGAAGCGGCGGCCCAGCTCTCCGCAGAGATCCGGGCGTTCCGCCTGGCCGAAATCGCCACCCAGTTCACCACCTTGAAGGGACAGTAACCATGGCTTGTGGAGCGTGCGCGTCGAAGAACACGAAAGTCACCTACCTGTACACCGCCACTAACGGCACAAAGACCGCCTATTCCACCGAGGTGGAGGCAAAAGCGGCCGTTGCCCGGCGCGGCGGTTCCTACACGAAGCAATAGACGACACGCCGCTCGGTATCGTGGATAGCGAGCGGCGTCTCGCGTATAGGATGGGTTCCAGTAGGACACTCTCCGAGCCGTAGGCCGTGTGTCACCCGTAGTTTGCTGTACTCCACACGTCCCTACATCTCATAAGGAGAGATAGTCATGGGTAAGAAGTTTGTAGCTCCTGAGAACCTGCAGGACCTCGACGCATCCGCACTCGAAGCATCCGTATCGGACGCTTTCGCCGCTTACGACGAGCTGAAGCCCAAGGATGGCGAGGACGTTTCCGACGAGGCACTCGCCGAACTGTCCGCCATCAAGGACTTCGTCTCCGCCGCCAAGGCCGAGAACTCCACCCGCGAACAGGCCGCCGCCGCCCGCGCCGAGCAGCTTGCCGCGATCGAGACCGAAATGTCCGCCGGCTCCGAAGCCCCCGCCGAGGAAGCCGAAGCAGGCGCCGAGGGCGAGTTCGCCAAGAACCCGTTCCCGCCCAAGGGTGACGGTGACGCCGAGGACATCGCCGACGGCGGTGACGACGAGGACACCGAGGACAAGAACGGCAAGAAGCTCCCGCCGAAGGCCCCCGTCCAGAAGGCCTCCATCAAGGCCCCCGCAAACCTCTCGCGCGGCTCCTATGCTGCCAAGGCCGCCAAGGCAGCTCCGGCTTCCCAGGCCCCCTCCGCCGCAGCCGAAGGCGGACGCCTGCTCTCGGCAACCTCCGCCGAGGGCTACCAGATGGGCCAGGCCTTCGCCTCCCTCGAGGAAGCCGGCGACCTGATCGCCAAGCGCCTCTCCCGCCTGCCCAAGGATGCCCCTGCCGGCACCCTGGTCCAGAACACGGCACTGCAGATCGCACTGCCCTCCAACCCGTTCTCCCAGAACGCCGCCGAGTTCGCCAACATGGACCGGGACGCCTTCAAGCTGCTCATGGCCGCAGGGGATGAGACCCGGCTGACCGGCAAGTCCCTCGTGGCTGCCGGTGGCTGGGGCGCCCCGTCCGAGCGGTCCCTGGACTTCTGCCACCTCGAATCCATCGAAGGGCTGATCTCCCTCCCCGAGGTGGCGATCACCCGCGGTGGTATCCAGTACACCAAGGGCCCGGTCTTCGCCGACGTCCTGGCAAACTCCACCGGTTTCTGGGACATGACCGAAGCCACCGCCGAGGCCGGCGTTGAACTGAAGACCTCGCTGCGCCCCACGATCCCCGCGTTCGTCGAACAGCGCCTCGACGCTGTCGGTGTGATGATGGAAGCCGGCCTGCTGCTGCGCCAGGGCTGGCCCGAGGTCATCGCCCGCTACTCGGAGCTGCTGCTCACCGCCCACCAGTACAAGCTGGCGCAGAAGAAGATGACCCAGATCCAGGCCTTCACCGGTGCCGCTGTTGTCGCGGGCCTGGGGTTCGGCAACGCCCTGGACATCCTGCACATCCTGGAACTGGTCGCCACCGGCGAGCGCCAGCGCCGGTTCATGTCCCCGAAACAGACCCTCGAGGCCCTGATCCCGCACTGGGTCAAGAACGTCATCCGCGTGGACCTGGCCAACCGCTCCGCGGTGGACTCCGTCTCCGTCACGGACGCCCAGATCGACGCACACTTCACCGCCCGCATGATCAAGGTGCAGTGGATCACCGCCGAGCAGCCGCTGGTCATCGACCCCATCAAGAACATCGCGCTGAAGTACAACGACACCGTCGAGGTCATCATGTACCCGGCCGGCACCTACGTCGCCGGCGTGGCCCCGGTCATCACGATGGACACCATCTACGACTCCACCAACCTCAAGAAGAACGACTACGTCGAACTCTTCGTCGAGCAGGGTGTCCTGGTGACCAACCCGTGCGGCTTCGGTGTGCGGGTCTCCCTGACGCTGTACGCCAACGGCCGCCGCGCCACCGACAGCATCGCCAACAACTTCGGCGCATAGGCCATCCGTCAGGGGGCCGTGCCCGCGGCCCCCTGACCACCACCCCCCGGAAGGAGGGCAGGGCGTATGTTCAAGATCGATGCACCATCCCTGGCCAAGGCCAGCGGCGGACTGCTGCAGCATGTGAACGTCATCCCCGGGGCCGGACACCAGCTGTTCGTCCCCACCAAGTACGAACTGGTGCTCGACGGGCACAACCGTGACGTCCCCGTTGAGGGCGGCGCCATTACGGCACCGGTCCTAACCGCGGGCGCCACCGCCGCGACCGGCGGCACCTTCGCTGCGGGCGCGTTTTTCTGGAAGGTCACCGCGGTCACCGGCTACGGCGAGACCGACGGGTCCAACGAGATCACCGCCACCCTGGTGGCCACCGGCACGCAGGCCATGTCCTGGGCCGACGTCGCCGGAGCCCAGCTGTTCCGGGTCTACCGGGGCATTGCGGCGGGGGCCGAAAATACCCTCGTCACCACCCTCCCGGCCGGCACGCTGAGCTTCATTGACACCGGTGCCGCCGGCACCCCGGGGACGGTCCCGACCGTCTCCCGCGCCGGGAACATCCCGGCCGGGGTCAAGACCTTTGACATGCTGGGCACCAACACCACCGCGCTGTTCCAGACCTACCGGGGCCTGGATGCCCCGGTGCTGCTGGGCCAGGACGCGGAGGCGCTGGTCAAGGATGCCTACGACCGGGGCGAGGACTGGGCGGTGGAGCGCAAGCTCCAGACCCTGGTGCTGAACCCGGCAGCCGTGGACCTGACCCCCGTTCCGGGGACTCCGGTCACGAGCTTCAGGTACGCCCTGGGTCTGCTGGAACAGTACGCCCGGGACACGTCCACCTTCGCACCCCTGATCTCCGGCAACGCCCTGGCGCTGCTGCTGGTCGAGCAGGCGCTGGACTGGAAGGCCCCGGATATCCAGACCATCCTGGGCACCACCGCGGCGCTCGCCGGCGGGTACGGCACGGCCGGTCCCGGGGCACGCACCGCCCCGGCAGGCTCGGCCTGGCTGTACATCACCGGCCAGATCAACATCTGGAAGGGTCCGTCCGAGGTCAGCCCGGCCATGGACTACCACACCAACCGTGCGATCGCCCTGGCGGAAAGCTCCTACGCAGCATCCGTGGAGTCCTTCACCGCAGCCGTCCTCGTCGGAACCATCTAAGGAGTCACTCATGGGAATCACTCACGCTCTGGCCGACGGCGAACACTTCGTCGAAGGCCGGTCAGAAGCCAAAGCCAAGGAACTGCTCGCGCTGGCGGAGGCTGCCGGCCTGCCCGGCCAGGTCTCCACCACCTCCTTCGGCTACATCGTCCCGGCCGTCATTTTCGGGGAGCTCCCGGCCACCCCGGAACTCCCCGGCGATGACACCGTCCCGCCGCCCGCAGCTGCTGCTGCTGCTGCTGATGAAAATCCGGAGGGTATCCAGTTCGACCCCTCCACCACAACTGTCGACGGGGTCAAGGAATACCTGGCCGGCGCCGATGACGAGGAACGCGCCCGCGTCCTCGCTGCAGAGGCAGCCAGCGACACAACCCGCAAGGGTGTCCTGGACCTCGCCACCATCCCCGAGGGAGATAAATAACAATGGGTCACCAGACAGCACCGTCCCTCTACCGCGCCAAGCGCCTGCGGGCCACCGTCCTGGACGCCAACGGCCGCGCGCTGGTCGGCAACGAATCCGTGGTAGTCACCAAGGGCGTCATCTCCGTGGCATTCAAGGCCGATGTCACCGCGGGCCAGGCCATCACCCTGGTCAATGGCAACGGCGACAACTGCGTGAACGAACCGGCCGCCCCGTCCTTCAACGGCTTCACCGTGGATGCCACGTTCTGCAACGTGGACTTCTCGCTGTTCCACATCCTCACCGGCCACCGCCTGATCCTGAACGATAACGGCACCGTGGTCGGTATCGCCGAGGGCACCACTGTGGACCTGTCCACGGTGAACTTTGCGCTCGAGCTGTGGACCGGCGCGTCCACCACCGTCCTGCCCCGCACCGGCGGAGACGGGGTCTGGGGCTACATCCTGACCCCGTTCCTGCGCGGCGGCACCATCGGTGACATCTCGGTGGCCAACGGCACCGTCACGTTCAACGTCACGGGCATGGCCACCAAGAACGGTGCGGCCTGGGCGAAGGGCCCGTTCCTGGTGGACCTGGTCGGTGGCGTGGCTGCGCTGCTCCACGACTCGGTCACCGTCAAGGAGCACCGCCGGATCCAGGCCGTGGAAATCCAGCCCCCGCTCGACTATGAGGGTGCGATCCCGCTGCTTGACCCGATTGCCCCGGCGCTGACCTCGGTCACCGAAACCGCGACGCTGCTCTCGGTGGCGTTCAGCCCGGTCCCGGCCGGCACCGACACGGTCTTCTATGACCTGGGCGACGGCACCTGGGACTCGGCCGAGACGGGCAGCTACACGCACGTCTACGCCGCGGCAGGCACCTACCAGGTCATCGCCAAGCGCGGTCTCTCCACGATCACGACCTCGGTCACCGTCACTGCATAGCAGGACCAGCAGTACCCGGAAAGGGGGGTCGGACTCCCGACCCCCCTTTCTTCCATCCACCACCAGAGGAGACACTATGGATTTCATTCAAGCCACCTACTTCACCCCCGGCCGCCAGGGCGCCACCGTAGACCAGATCGTCATGCACTGGATGGACGGCACCCTCGCCGCCACCATTGACACGTTCACCAACGGCTCCCGGCAGGCGTCCGCGCACTACGGCATCGGTGAAGGGGATGAGAAGCAGTTCGTCCAGGAAGGCGACACCGCCTGGGCCGACGGTGACTGGAACGAGAACATCCGCTCCATCGCCATCGAGCACTCCGCACAGCCCGGACGTGACGCCACCGATGACACCTACGCCCGGTCCATCGCGCGGGTCGCGGACATCTGCTCCCGCTACGGGATCACCCCGTCCGCGGACACCATCCTCCCGCACAAGAATTTCTTCAACACCGACTGCCCGGGCACCCTTGACCTTGGCCGGATCATCGCCGGGGCACAGGCTGCCCTGAACGGCAGCGCCGCAGCCCCAGTACAGCCCGCCCAGCCTGCCCCCGCAGCTGCTGCCGGCTCCTACCTTGACATCACCCCCGGTCCCGGCCAGTGCCGCGTTGATCCGGGAGACACCCTCTCCGGCATCGCCGTGCAGTTCGGGGTGGACCTAAACGCCCTGATTGCCCTGAACGGGATCACCGAGCCGGACAAGATTTTCCCCGGTATGCTGCTGGACCTGCCGCAGGCTCCCGCCGCCCCTGCCGCCCCGGCCGGCCTGCCACCGTACTGCACCGTCGATGACGGGGACACCCTGGGCGGGATCGCCGTCCAGTACGGGGTTTCCCTGCAGTACATCCTGGACCGCAACCCCGGCATCAACCCGGACCTGAT